TCGTCAGGCAAAGCAGCTCGCAATCCAAGCTTGGCCCGTCGTCTCTCGAACTCCATCATTTGGACGCGCATCTTATCCTCGTCCATTCTCTAGTTCCCACTTACGCTGCAAGATTGCCTGGCGCTGGAAATTATTCCAGCTCTTGAGATCCGACAGGTTGAGGTGCCTTTTTCGATTAGCGATCGACTCCAGCTCCACCAAATCAGTAACTGCGTTGAGTAAACGTAAGAAATCCTCTTCGCTCATTACAGCGTAATCAGGAGCTTTCCACTCTAACCGTTTGAGATCCTCTTCGGTCAGCATAACCATACCAAACCGAGCAACCCTACCATCATACCATTACCTAAAGGTAAATGGTATTGGTGGTATAGTTGGCGTTGCCGATACCAATTAGCATACCAACCGATACCAATTATACCATTTTGCAATACTTTATGCATAACAATCAGGTACTTAGACATCACACTATTGCTGGTATCGACTGGTATTCCGCTCATAATTTGTACTTTCCAGGCACCAGCCAGAAATTGTCCTCATTTTTGGCTATTTGGCCCTTTTCGAGCAGCCCCTCGATGGCCCTGGTATAAGCCTGGTTCTTATTGACGGCAGTTACTTTGCCGGAGAAATGCTTGCGAAGATCTTCCTCCTCAATGATCCACCTGGTGCCACTGTCTGGATAGCCAGGACCGGCAGGGTTCGCTTTACCGACGAGATCGCCCCACAACTGAGTAAAGCAGTTAATCCAGAGCTTTTCGTTTTTGCTCAGCTTAACCTTGGCTTCTTGCTTGCGCTCTTCAGTCACCGGCAGGACGTAGCAGCTCGTCACGCTGTCGCCGTCTTCATCGTCGCCCAGGATAACTGTCTCCAGCTCAAAGGCAAACTCACGGCCTCCCTCGATCTCCCGTTGCTTAGTTGTCTTGGCAAAACGAATTCCGCTTACCTCATCAACAGCAACCTCGATCTCAGTATCTGTCGCAGCTCGGAGGCTTGAGTGCCCCCTGGCTAAATCTGTGGCTTTGCCGGAGTGATGTACTGACAAAACGCTACACTGGCCGTGTTCACGGAGCGCGTCACTGTTGGCAATGTACGCCGTCATATCTTCGGGCCCGTTTTCGTTACCCCCGACCAGCGCCCTGGACAACGTGTCTACGACAATAAGAGCGATCTCGCCGTGCAGCTCCTTGACCATATCTATTTGTGCCAGGAGCTTCGGAAGGTCGGCGCCTGGATCCAGCAAGTTAACAGGGCAGGGCCTGATCGCCAGGGGAACGTTCTCGTCGCCATAATGGTCCTGGATTGCGCGAGCTCTGTTTAAATAACCTTGGCCACCTTCGGCGGCGTAATACAAAACGCAACCTTGCTTGACGTTGTGGCCGTGCCATTCGCGTCCAGCGGCGATGTGGTAGCTCATGTCTAAGGTAAAGAACGACTTACCGGTGTTAGACTGCCCGTAGACGACCGTCATCTGTTTAGCGCCTATCCAATTCTTTATCAGGTAGTTTGACTGGAGCACTGGCTGCGCGTCGCCGATCCACACGAGCTCGTCCAGGAGGCTTACCGGTCTGTTTAGCGTCTTGAGCCCTGTCGCCACGCTTTGCAAGCCTTGCGACTTGTGGAGGTCGTTCCAGTCTGTGTCCGGCATAGCTGGAGCCGTCCAAGGCAAACCGGTGCTCTTGGCTGCGTCCTGGCCCTTTTGGTTAGCATCATTGTCGGCAGCTATGACCAGTTCCATGTTCGGCCATGTTTCCTGGAGCGCCTGGCAAACGGTCGCCAGGTTCCCCGCGTCTAGGGCAAAGATAACGGGTATGGGCTCGCCGTCATTAATAAGCGAACTGGCCATGTGAACAGAGACGGACGTCGCCCATCCTTCGCTAACGAAACACTTGCCCTGGAAATCTAATTTACCGACGACGCCAAAAACCCCACCGTCTTTTTTGAGCCCGGGATTAAACCGCTTGTCGCCTGACGGATTGATGCGCTGGTGACCGACTTGTTCTCTATTAGTATTGAACAATGGCACCACCACGTCAGAGCCCTCAAGCACCGCGCCTACGAGGTCAACGCCTTTGCGTTCATGATACGGCGTATACGGGTCGAACTGCACTGGAGGCTCCTCCTGTTTGGGCATAGGCACTACATTGGCAAAGTAATCCTTGCCGGTTTGCTTCAGTTTTATTTCCGGCTTTTTCTTTTCGAGTAGCGGCCAACATCCGTCGTGCTCCAGGATCTCGACGATCGCCTGGAAGTCGTTGCATTGCCGACATTGAAATTTTACCAGGCCGTCACGCTCGTGGATCCAGAACCTGGTCGATGGCCAATCTTTATGTCCGCAATTTGGACAGGCCCCATGATGCTCCCCCTTCGGGCCCTCGCGAAGCGAGTAACGATTGATAATCGCCTCGCTCCATTCGGACCAGTATGCCTTCGGAAAATCTGGCATTTAAAATGGGATCTCGTCAGGCTCGCCGCCATTAACTGACGGATGAACAGCGATATCCTCTTTCTTTTCAGCTTGTGGGAACGGGCTGGCAGCCTCTACGGTTGTCCTGGCAATAGGCTCCGAAGTGGTAGGCACTTCAGCTCCGCCAAACATTTTCTGACCGTCTGACATTTCTTTAGGCTCAGCTTTGCCAAAGTAGTCTTGTCCAGTTTGTTTAGCTTCTGGTGGTGGCTTACGCTCAGCTCTTGTCTGAACGGCAAATGCTTCTGGTCGAGTGCTTACCCCGTGCTTACCACCAAACACCCAGGCTTTTATATCGACAACGCAATGCACCATGCTGCCGGTCGTCATTTCGAATTCGGGCTCACGGTCTTTAATGCCTATCTCGTCGAGATGCTTGTCAAATATTCTGGGTTTGGTATTTGGGTTTTTGTAGGTTTTTATTTGTAGTTTTCTTTGAAACCTACCGTCGTCCGTCTCTTTAAATATGTCCTGCCATTTCTCGACAACAACATCACTGTCTGCGCCCGTTTGTGGATCCCTAATTTTTTGCAACCAAGTCTTGCCTAAAAAGGTTAGATTAAAAACTTGCTGCATTTTAGCAAAAAGCTGTTGGGCCTGTTCCGGCTGAAATTTAATGATGACTTCGTACTTACCATCTTCATCAAGTATTGACGCGCACTTATCCCATTGGCCAGTCGCATTATTTTGTTTGTACGGCATATCCAGGCGAGGCCACAAAACCTCGACATTGTGAAATAAAATTTGATTGTCTTTTAGTTGCATAGTTTACCTCTTAGTTATCTAAATATTCTGGGAGTTCGTGGGTTGAGAAACTTGGCCACCTAGTGTCGTAAACACCGGCTTCTTCTGCCCGTTGCATTTCTTCGTAGGCCGCACGACAAATCTGCTTGGAGTAATCCAAAACGTAATCGTCAAGCATGTGAAAATGTGCAGGGTAGGGCCAAGTTTTCGACACGGCTAGGAAGCCCCAGTTTCTTATTTCCAAGCCATGTTCTTCGGCGCAGATCAAATAGTGAGCAGCTTGCAAGTGGTAGCCACGCATAAATATCTCTCTGCCAAATTTACGAGGTGATGCGTCCTGGCACGTTTTGACGTCGCCCATCATGCCAAGCTTTTCGCTAAAGATATCAATGCGAGCTTTTTTGAGCTGACCGGTGCCAGGATCCTTAACAAAGATAGACGCTTCGCAAACGCGGTCTTTTTCTGTCAGCAATTTTTTGCAGTGCGGATCACCCATCAATCCGCCGACAATCTCGCCGTCGTCCGTCTCTACGCCGTTGACCAAGCCCTGCACCATCTCAAAATCTTTTTGAGTGAGCAGGACTTTACCTTCTTCAATACACCGAGCTTCGTGCTCCTTGTATGCTTTAGTCGCTCTTGTCTTTTCTGTGGACATCTCGACAAGCTTTTTGTCGGGCTCCAGAGCCATTGAATGCGTTGCAGTTCCGAGATCTGCGACCAGCTTGCTTATGTCATTTTTGCCGTATTTTGCATGGAACGGAGAGTAGAGCACCCACGACTTTAAGAATGACGCGTTAATAGCTGTAGTTGCGTGATAATCTGCATTTGAGATGTCGTGATAAATACCTGGTTTCATGTTGCCTCCCTAGTATCTGGTACATTTAAATTATTTATTAAATTTATCCGCTCGCCTATCCAGCGCATCACAGGCACAGCCATAGAGTTTCCCATTGCTTTGTATCGAGGTCCGTCAGGGCAATCTGATGCTTCTTTGTTGCGATACGGGATCCGCGTGTAGTTGTCTGGAAAGCCTTGCAGACGTTCACATTCTATTGGGGTAAGCCTTCTGACTTTCATGTTTTGCTGTAAATAGTTTGTTTGTTTTGCTCCACTATTCGCAGCTAAAGCTCCAACAATTTTACCATCTCCGTTGATGTACCTAACTTCGTCTCTTGTGTTTTGCTGAAAAGCAACACCTGGCGTCTTGCTTGTATCAAGTGTTGGCGAGACTTCTGTTGATGCGCTTAACCCTTGGTTTGCGCTATTCTGTGCGCCGAAGACGACAGGCTTGGTTTCAATATCAACGCCACCCATTCCGTAACTAGCGGTAAGCGTTCCGACCTTTTCGTGAGCTGGTACAAACAAAGGTGCGCCGCTATTTATGTGCTGATCCTCTAACCCTTGTTTATCTCCAAAGCTTGCGTTGAGTGTTGAAGCAATATCTGCTGGCCATTTATTATCTGTTATGAATTGCTCTGTTTGGGCATCGTATGCCTGACCAACGCGGCTTGTAAGGCACTTGGCAACTTTTTCCCTCTTTTCTCTGCTCGGCGCAGTATTCCCCGACAAGCTTTCGCGCTCAAAAAGTACCGCTGCGGCACTTCGCCAGTCTCCAAGGTATCCGACAACGAACACACGGCGGCGGCGCTGTGCCACTCCGAAATACTGAGCGTCAAGCACTCGATATGCGAACCCATACCCGAGCTTGCCCAGCGCCCCGAGGAAGGTTCCAAAATCTCGTCCTCTGTTAGAAGACAGGACGCCGGGGACGTTCTCCCAAACCAACCACTGGGGCTGATATTGTGCAGCAATGGCAAGATAGGTGAGCATGAGGTTTCCTCGTGGGTCACTAAGTCCTTTTCGAAGTCCTGCGACTGAGAAGCTTTGGCAGGGGGTTCCTCCGACAAGAAGGTCAATTGATCGGTCATTAGGCCACTCCTTAAATTTTGTCATGTCGCCCAAGTTGGGCACGTCTGGGTAATGGTGCGCTAAAACTGCACTAGGAAAATTTTCTATTTCGCTAAACCACTGAGGCTCCCAACCGAGGCCGTGCCACGCGACTGTGGCGGCTTCCACACCAGAGCAAACACTTCCATATTTCATGTTGTCTCTTTCATCTGTCGTTCAATCATGTCCACCAGGGCGAGGCAGCCCTGGACGCGGTGCGTTGCAGTGGGCCTGTCAGGTGGGCGCTGGAGATCTACTTCCAACGCCTCCAGCTTGTGCTTGAGAAGCGATATGGTGGCGAATACATCGCTCATTCGAACAGCCTCGCAGCGTTAGCCATAAGCAGCGCTTCGGCTCTGTGTTCGTCCTTTTTGCGGCTGAGCTGAGCTGCTAGTTTAGGAAAAGTCCTGGTCGCAATGCGTCGAGCCCCGTCTTTATCTGCCGGCACTCCGGCTGCCTTTTTCCATTTGCCAGGCGTCACCTCGGCGTACTTCATTTGAAGGAGAGCTAGGGTGCCTAAAATTTGCCCGTATCCGACGCCAAGTTTAAAGGCGGATGAAACCCCTTGCATCGGCCTGGCACCCTGCTTCTCCACTATGACAAAATCAACGGGAACGCTGTTTAAAATGTGGCTGAGCTCAAGCGTGTTTACGCCGCCGTCAGTCCAGACGGGGAGGTCGTGCACCTCGGCCCAGTCACCGTTCACAATGGCAACACCTCCGGTGCGGTAACCTGGGTCAATCGCTGCGTAATATCTCGACATTATCCTGCTCCATTTTGTTCTCGCAAATCACCTCGAACTGCGAAGAAATCGTGCGTTTCTGCTCGTTTGCCTCTTTTTTTAGCCATTCGGCGTATTTTTTTTCGACGCGCAGAAATACCGCAACCCGTTGATTTTCCATGCTTTTCTAATTCTCTCTAAAATTAATTTAAATAATCGTACATTTAAATCGTATCTGGTACTTGTAAATATGATATCAATTGCTATCTATAGTAAAGAAGACAGAAGCAAGACAGCAAGGAGACACCAAATGTCAGACATCAAAAAAACAAAACATACCGGAATTGTAAGCGTCAACGGCAGATATGCTTATGTTGGCCCCGTTGAAAGTATTAGTAAAGAGAAGCCAGGTAAGTGGATTATTGGAACTTATAATGATGATAAAATCACATTAATAGGCGGTTACGCTGCCGGTGGTGGTCGTAATGAATGGTATCTCAACTATCCTCTCGCTTACGGCGAGGGTGCTTGGGTTCGCTTCAACAGCGCCATATCTGCGCTTCGCGCTATTGGCAGAGTTTAAAAGTACCAGACACGGGAGATCTGAAATGACTAAATCAAAATTTTATCAAGAAATTAACGCTCACTTAGAAACTAATTCTAAGTGGGCACCATACATCGGCAAGGCCAAGATTAAGCAAGGTGTCAATCTTTGGCCAGGCAAGTGGAAGCGCATCATGTCCATCAGCGACAACCACGTCACGCTGGAAGAAACTCGCGGTTTCAAAATCAGTGAGATCGAGGAGTTTAAGTTAACTTCAGAATATGTGCAGTACCTGTCCAGGTATACCGGCTTACATCGCTTCATGGACGACAACTTTGATCACAAGGAGGAGGTGTGATGACCAACAAAGAAAAAGCAGAACTTAGGGATCTGATGAACGAATTAGATTACTGGCAAAATCTCAGCATGAGAATGCTGATCGACAACAAAGGCATTTCTCAAAAAAATGCTCTGATTAAATTGAGAACGCAAAAGGAGGAGGCGTCATGAGACTATATGTAAGCAGCCAGGGCGAATGGTTTGGAACCCAGAAGGACGCCCAGCGCAACGCGCCCAGAGATTGGACCGAGGTCGAAGTTCCAACCAGTAAGCAGGAGCTCATTAATTACCTGTCGGAAAACAGGGTAGGGGCATCAGCTCCCACTGCATCAGCTCCCGTCATTAAGGAAGCCCCAGAGTTTACCGCTGAGCTCCTGGCACCAGAAGCAGCGAGCTGGGTTAGTTGGTCACTCGACACACTTATTCGAGGCGACAAAAGCGAAGCCAAAGAAATGCTCAAAAAGGGTCTGACGATCCAACGTGAAAGAGAGGCAATGCAATGAACTTTCAAATCACGCGCAAACCATTGCCAAACCAGGCGCAGCTCGCGGCGGCTCGGCAGATGAAACCAGGCGATTGCGTGGAGGGCTTAAAGGCTCACCATGCAGTCAAGTTGCGCGACGCGATTGACGAACTGCACGGGCAGGGGAGCGCCGTCGCCAAGCTTGTTCAAGTGTATCCCTCGACGCCCAGCTTGTGGACAGTATGGAGGAAGCAATGAAAATTGATATTAACAAAATAGAAGCAAAAATGCTGCTCGACAGCATCCGCGAATTAGAGGTCGGAGTGTATGAAATGGAAGACGAGTGCGAGGGCTCTTCAGCATACACGCCGGCGGATTTAGTTGCCCTGCAAAAGGCAAAAGAAAAGCTTATTGAGGTCATGGAGAAATGACCGGCATTAGAAAAGTAGTTGATAAAAAAACCGATCGGGTGCTATTTATTGGAACTTATAAGCAAGCAATCGATTACTGCATACATAACAAGCTGGGAAAATTTTATGAATATACCTGGCAGGATCACGTCATCGATGGCGGAGATCTGATCGAGATAAGGGAGCACAATCCATGCGAGTAGGGGCGTTTATTTTTGCTTGCAAAGGAAACAGCAATGAGACACTGTTAAGACAGGAGGAAGACATGGCTCGAAAAGATAAGTATCGAAAGATTGACATAAATTGGCAACAGATCAGAATTATTTTGGAAGAAACTCTCGCTGCCGCAAGTATCTTCGCCATCGCTTTTGCATGGCTGTTAATAGCGAGGGGGCTAGGGTGGCATTAAAAAAATATAAATTTCAAGATGGCCAGCCAGGCACTTTAGATCCTGACTATAAAAACCATGTAAATGAGCTCGTAGAAAATGTTACTTCCGCCCTGGCAAATGTGGGGAAGTGGGAAACAATACGCGAGCTTGCTACGGAAACCCTGGCGGAAGGAATGGTTGCTCTAAACCTTAACCAAGTCGAAACGGAAAATCTGAAAGTATCCATATCGAACGATGGCACAAAAGTTGAAGTGCAGCTTATCGGAGATCAGGAGGTGTACCATTGAAACACCCATTGTCTAAACCACAAAAAGAAATCTACGATTATTTCTGCGAATTCTACAGGCGCTATCCGGAGCACCGGAGCCCAACGCTACGAGACATGGCCAGCGGTCAAGTTGACGGCGTCCAGGTTTGCAAGGAGCGAGCCAGCCGGCAAAGCATCTATCCACACGTTCGGACGCTAATTGATAAGGGTTACATCAAAGAAAAATTTTATCGTAATAAACCCTATTGGATTTTAGCGGAGGCCGACGATGAATGAGATGGATCCGCTGGCCAGGATGAAAGCTGACGCTAAAGAGGCAAACAGACGTCTTCGCAGAAAGTGGGGTATGAAAGTAGAACCCAAGCCAAACCTGGAAACACTGAGCAAGCAAGCTGAGCGCGTCAATGAGATGCTAAAGAAAGGAAACAGGCGCGATACTATTGCAGGAATTTTAAACATCTCTCTGGCCCACGTCGGGCGACTTTGTAGAGAATACGGATTGCCTAGGGAGGATTAAATGCCGACAATACAAAAACTTTGTTTAAAGAAATATTTTAAGCATAAAGACGAGAAAAAAGAGGAGCCCCAGTAGGGCTCCTTTTAACTTATCATCGACAAAGATTTTTCTAGGGTTTCTTTATTGCGCCTGGACCAGCCTCTTCCAAAAGTTTTGTAATCATCAAGCTTACGATAAAAGCTCTCTCTGGCATCGTAATATTTTTCGATCAGCTCCTTTGGTTCGTGATCGTGCATTGCCTTTAAAGTCTGATTACCGATTTTGCCATCTCGCGTAACCGCCAGGACACGTTGCAGGAGTTTGGCACTTCTAGAAACGCCGGCATTCACGGCCATGTCAGCGCAGCTAAAATCAAGGCCACTGAAAAGGTCGTTTCCGCGTATCGGCGTCCAGTAGTTTTTTTCGTAGAACGGCTTCACGTCTTCCTTGGTTAGCTTTTTCATAACCTCCATAGGAGCTGGCTTGCCGGTGTACCTTGCCCAGTTGTAAGCAGTGACGCCCAGCATAGTAGATCCCTGGTTGCCGTGACCGTCTTCCTTATTCCCAGCGTCCCTGCTATCCGATGTGAAGCCTCCCTCGTGTTTAATAAGCATTTCGAAAAAATCGTTCCAATTCTCTTTCATTTCCTTGCCTCCAGGTATAGTCGCCAACAATTGACGAGCGTGTTGATGCTGACCGCTGAGAACAGCATTATCCATTGCCACATTTCCATTACTTCATTCTCTCTCTGGCTACGCCTTTAGATTTTTCGAAACTACGCATTCCACCGAGCCCTAATAATGCCAAAGTTAAGGTCATTAATTCTTCGCTATTAAGACTAGGAAGGGGAGTATCTGGAGCCCAGATAGACGTCGCCCATTCAGCCAGCGGCATTAAGAAAAAATTAGTTAATAAGCCCAGCGCACAAATCCACATGATTGCCGGGCGAGCTCCGGCTACAAAGAGTGAACTATGCTTCGCTTGCTCTACGTTAGCGGCTGCCTGAGCCGCTTGTAATCCTATTAAAGATTGCTCCAGCTCAGCTTTAATTTTGTTTTTTGCATCTTTATCCTCAATAAATTTATCAAGAATAGGAGCTGCCGCTCCAACTAGTTGACCGATCATTCTGATTTACTCCCCAACATTTTGCTCGATAGAGCGAAGTAGGCACCCACCAGACCTGATAAAGCCAGGTATTGGACTTGCAGTACCCCAGAGGCTTCATTCATCCTGGAGGGGTCGTAGATCGTCGCTATGGTGGTCGCGCACATCATAAAAAGCGCGATGTAAGACATACGCCTTTTGTTTACCTGGTACGCCATTTTATCGGGAACTAGTTCGTTCATTTTCTGCTATCCTTATTGCTAATTTTTTACATGAAGTCTGGACGACAACCCGTCCATTTTTATAAACAATCCATCTGTTACGTTTCACCTCAACTATCTGCATCCATTAACTTTATGCACTCAATAATCATGTCGTTTGAAGTGACGAGAATTTTGGCTTGATCCCGTTTAAGCAAACACGTTTTTTCATTAGGGTAGGTATCCAAGTAATAATATTGGAGATGGTCATGGCGGATAAAGTGAAACCACACTAGCGCGTAGGCTAGATGATGCATTGCCAGCATTACCATTTGAGGTAATCCCAAAAATTTATCCAGCTTTTGTGGTGCAGCCACGCAATCGCCCCAATAGCAGAGGCCGTGAGAAGCAAAACGATTGACGTGACTGTAAGTGCCAAGTCAGCCCTTTCTTGTGCCTCACGCCTTGCTAAACGCTCTGCTTCGCGTTTTTCTGCTAAAACTTCCCTTCGGATCTTTAACAAAGTTTTCCAATGTGATGGTCCAAGTCCATTTCTTGGATCACAAATCCATTGTTTTAATTCTTCTTCTGCCTGGGCAGCTTTTAATTCAGTTTCCCACCTTGCGTATGCCTCAGATCGTGCGTCTTTAGTGGTAATACCTTTTTTTTGTAATTTCTTTTTTGCATTATCTGTTGCGTCAAAAAACTGCCCTATTTCTTTGGACAAACTTGCAACGGTTTTGCCGGCCATTAAAGAGGATTTCACAATCCCCATTATTGTCAGAGGATCCACAATTACATCCCATCTTTTTTGCTAAATTCTACAGTTTTTTCTAGGATCGCTACGCGAGCTTGCAAACGGATCAAGTCAGTCATCAATCGCGGAACCGCGTCGAACTCATCCCACAATTCCTCATCGACTTCCTCAAGAGCCTCCTCAGTCTCCAAAAGGATCTCGATCAGCTCTTCGGACCTGGCAGTATTGTCACTAATATCGCGAAGTATATTTGAGCCCCAAAACACCGCACCCACCAATTGGGCTGCCAGGGCCGCCACCAACACCAATGGGATCTTAAAATTTTCCATCAGCCGACCTTCATTAACACCGCGATAAGCAGGGCAATAATAGAACCGGCAGCGCCCCATAGAATGCGCTCAGTGCGGATTGTACGGTTATACAGATCCTTGAGCTGTATGCGGAGCTCAGTCTTGACCTCCACCATATCTTTCTCGACGAGGTCTATCCTGGAGTGAGCTGATTGAACCGTTCGCTTATCCATGACTAATATCCGTGGGCTATTAGCTTGCTATATTCGCCGGACATTAACTTCTTTTTGATGTACTCGTTTAGCTCTTGGCTGCCGAATGCAGCGCCGCACTCGTTCATCCACATTTCAACAACTACAAATGGAATTGATCCGACATGCCTCATGTCAGATTTTCTGTTATGCCCTTCAATGTTGCGCTCTTTATTCCATTCCAAAATGCGCTGAACATCTTGGGTACGATTAACAATTATTTTGCCGTCATCATCAAAAATTTTTGTTTGTACGCTCATTTTTTAGCTTTCTTTTTTTTGGGAGCTTTGCCACCTTCCCAGCTCTCGTCGTAGTCAGGGGTAGTGGGGTCGTCGCCTTTTAATTGGCCTTTAGAATTTCTTGCCCGTTTAATTTTTATTTCGACGGCAAAACCAGCGTCCAACAGTGCTTGGCCCTCATCGTCACTTACTTCAACGCGATCACCTTTTTTGGATGGAGATCCTCCGGCCCAGGGTTTTCGATCGCTAATAATTTCAACTTTCATAACAGCTTCCCATATCTGGTACTTTTAAATATTGAGGATGGGGCATTGCTGCCCCACCAAAGTTTATGATGCGTTTATGTCCGCTATTATTCCGTGTGCTTTTTGCGAAGTTACCTGGAGGCCATATTCGCACGAAATTAATCGGCGCTCTGACAAACCAGTTTTCGCTAACGGCTCTTGCTTAGCAGTCTGCAAGTAAACCACTTCCGCGTATGCCGGATCCAAAACAAACACGTCTGGAGTATAATCGACGCTTGAAACTGTCCTGGTTCGAAGCCTCCTATTTGGCACGATCTGGAGCTGGCCAAAATCACTCTCGTAGACGTCAATAGCAGCCGAAAGCTTGTTATCTTCTGCCTCTTTAAAGCGTGTCGCGTTACCAGTAAAGGTAGAGATTTTCTGCTTCTGAGCAGAGCCACACATTACCACTGATGGTGTTGCGCCTTCGTTCCAGCAATCAGCTACTATTCCCTTCAAAAGAGCCTCAGTGATGGGCCGAAGGGTTCCGTCAGTAGCGGCAGCGTTAACAAACCCACTTTCTCCGGTTCCGGAAGTTGTGCCGTTTGCGCCACTTGATCCACGAGATACGTTTGTAGTTAGGTAAGCTGGCAGTCCAGCGGACGCTCTCGCAGTACCGGCAGCACCACCGTTGGCACTGACATTCTGCAATAAAAGTGACTCCATGTCTCTTTTTAATTCCTGGAGTTTATAAGCCACTTGCTTCGCTACAGTTTGAGCGTTTTGAACACCATTTACGGCCTGGTTGGTACTACTAACCTCCACGACCTTCGATGATATTTGTGTATATCCGCCCTTACGAACAGCATTGGTAGGCGCACTGTTCCCTAGCGCGTCACCTTCCAGTTGTCTGTTACTGGTGTCTACTGCCGCCAGGTCTACTTCTGACCATTCGTAGTAAGTGTTATCGACATTTCGTGAGCCAATTGTGCTCATAAAAATTGTGTCGGTTGGGGTCAGGCTCGCCATTGCTTCGGAGAGGTCTTCCCTTATGGTTGTGACGTCATACGTCTTATTTGTATTTGCAGCTACAGCCATCGTATTGTCCTTTCGTTACGACAAGAGAAATTTAGCTACGTCATCGACGGAGCCAGATTTTTGCATACTTGTTTTCACCTTTTCTTTTTGCTTGGTGGTGTATGCAGTTGCTTTTTTCTTCGCCCCAGCTTTCACAGTTCCCAGGCTCTCCCTTTTACTGGAGGTGGCCTTGGCTTTTTTCTGAACCAATTGCCGATAACGCATCGCATCATGCATCGCCAGGATGTATCGATGATCCCTTACTGATCCGAGCTCTTCGGGAGTAAAGCCATAGAATTCTCCTGTTTCCGCAATGCCCTTTTTAATTGCTTCGCCCTTGTCGGGATCCGCAATGTCAGGGAGCTTCTCCGTTAACAGTTGCGCTTGGTTCATTGTGTACTCTTGTAAACGCGCCTCGTTAGCAGTGTTTTGCTGCATCTGAAGCTGGTTTAATTGAGCGACCTTGGCATCATGCTGAGTTTTGCTCTCGTCGTATTTTAGCTTTTCCTGCATGTAAGCGATCGGGTCGCTATCAAACAGGTCGGCAGACGGTGGAACAGGCTCCTGCAAGCCTTGGTCTTTCGCTTGGTTAAAGAAATCCAACATTTGTTGGCGTTGCACGGTTACTTGCTCATTTTGGGCTTTAAGTTCTTTCTCTAGCCCAGAAACTTCTTGCATTCGCCGCTGGATATAATCTTGGCCGCTTTTATCTCGCTTTAGCTCCCCCAAGGTTGCTTTCTTTATTTCGCCGTCAGATTTGTATTCAATCATTAGGTCATCAGAAAGCTCTATGGGAGCGTCGATTTCGTCGTCTTCAATATCCTCATCGTCTGCTTCGAACTCCAGTAAATCACTGTCGTCTTCGGCTTCTTCCACTTCCACTTCCTCCGTTTGCTCGGCTGCTTCGATCGCTTCTTGCGGTATCTCGTCAGTCGTCTCAACGGCTTCTGTTTCAGTTGGGGTATCTGGTACATTTAAAATTTGTTCCAGGACTTCTGTCATTTGATTAGTCGCTTCTGCCACGGTACTAACTCTTTCTATATTGTAGGAGCGTCTCTGCCGTCACGACGGCGTCGAGGTGCGCTTCTAGTTGGTTAACGGCTCGCAGAATTGCATGAGCCTCTTCACGCCGCTCAATCTCGTCGGCGGCACTGTTTGCAAAAACCTCTTTTTGGTTTTCGCGAACCTCTTTCAGTAATGTCTGAAACGTAGCATTTTTCTGTAAAAATTTTGCGTCGTCAGCTTTGATATTACTGTTGTCCATTATTCATTCCCTGTTGTGCGATACCGGCAACGGTCCGCATCTTATCTTGCTCAGCTCGTATAGCTGCCACGTCTACTGTTGAGCCGTACTGACCGGCAATCTTAGCGGCATTAACCAGTAAGTCCTGGGCCATCTTATCGCGCTCTCTGTCATCGTCGGCCGTCGCCTTGGCCGCCTCGAACTGTAGCTTTGCCATGTCTGTTCCGGCTTTTGCCTGGGCTTTCATTTGCTCTGCTTGGAGATAAGCCGCGTTTGGATCCTGTTGTTGCTGCGACATAGCTTGTTGTTGCTGTTGTTGTTGCGCGAGCATTTGCTGTTCTATCTCTTGATTTATGGGAGCAAAGTATCTGTCGCTGTTTCTGACGCCGTTGACGGCCAATATATCCGCCAGTGAGTTCCTAATGTTCGTCAGGCTCACCAAACCGTTTTGTGCGCCATACTGCGCGTAGACTTGCATCTGCAACTGTAGGGCTTGCTGGAGAGCTGCTACGCGCTCATCCTCGCGTCCTGTTCCTAGTCCGACGTTTATGCTGACGTCGTAGCTCGTATCAAATTTTCTTGGATCAACCGGCACAAAGACACCATTAAGTTTCATAACCTTTTCTTCATCAAAATTTTTGTGTGTCAGCTCCAACAATAGTTTAAACAGATCTTTAAATCCTTCCGCAATATTTCGGCACATCACCTCGACCTGGCCGGCTGCCGCCTCAACGGCCGCTGTAACTCCGCTTTTTGTCGTGGATTGGAGGGCGTCTGGGTTTAATGCGATATTCGCTGTCACTCCAGATTTAGCATCAACCATCTTATCCAAATATGAGAGAGCCGAAAGTGTCTGACCAGCAACAAATGGCACTGAAAGATCCTGGACGGCTCCAGGCTGGTTCATTCTAACCAAGCCTCCTATTTCATTGTTTAAAAGGTCATCGATCGCGACCTGGCCGTTTACAAAACCCATTCTCGGAGAATTGACCAACGCGACGTTATCTAAAATACCGCGCAAGACACTCGTCGCCGCATCCTGATCGTCCAATAATTTCTCCGCCAAAGAATTACCATAAAAGCTATGTGGCTCCGGATCGACTTCTATTTTAACTAACGGAACACGCTCGCAGGGCTCGTAATCCATCAACTTGTAAGACGTGCCGCCCATGACAAATTTATGCAGTACGGGTACGCCGGTGCCGTCAATATCGATACGCATATATGCCTCTGTAATTAGACAATTTCTCATAGCAGGATCTAAGGCATTTTCATCGTCATCGTTATTGTTTGTGTAGCCGCGTCGTTGAGACTTTTCCTCCTGGAGAACGCCGGTGTCGTTGTCGAAGCTATCCAGCTCGTAAACGATCTCAGGATCAAACCCCATCTCCACGACGTCGCCAGCTCTCATCTCCGTGCGGTGGGCAACGCAATAGGCCGAATTAATATCCCTGGCTTCCCTGGAAATGAAGAACTCTTCACTAGGCACGCTCTCTATGCAGAGCTCGCCTTTTGTCTCTGTGCGTTGAATTTTTACGCTGAAGTAAGGCGCGTCGTCTTCCTCGTTCATTTCAGATGATTGTTCTAAAACCTCGACGCCAGGCTCGTTAACCAGCAAGGTCAGCTCGTCCGCCGACAAATCAGTAAACATATGTATTTTGGCTTTTGGGTAAGTCTTGTAATATGCCTTGCAAATTCCCTGCTTTTTCACCAAGGCGTCATGGATCAAATCGTTCAAAATTTTATAGCCGTTTAATCGTTGGAATTCATGCTGGACAAAGTCGGTCGCTTGCTCTGCGAGGGCCACTCCGTCTAATCCTTTTGGCACGAATTCTACCGGCTTGTCGGTACTCATAAACACACGCATTATTGACGGTTTGACAGCTTGGACCTTATCTCTGACAATGGTGCTTACAACACGGCTTCGACCTTCCTCATACCCTAGCTTCGTTTTCCCATCCGCATACTCAGCGCATTTTATCCTTATCTCGCTGATTTCAGTTTCCACGAAATCCACGCAATCCTCTATAGCCGTCGAAACAATGCTTTCAATTTCGTCAAAGGTTTTTTCTCTAATTTCCATTGTTGTTGTTTCCTGTATATGTTTGGATGGCTTTAGTACCGGCAGCCGTTGAGAATAATCCGTTTAGTATTTTATCCACTAAAGTTCGATCACCCATGCGAGCTGCTTCATCGAGCAGGGTGGAAACAACCTGGTCACGCTGACGGCCCTGCAATGTTAAAATTTGACCAATCTGTTTGTTAAGGTTGCCCCTGGTGTTACTGTATAAAATTTCGTCTAT